GAATCTTGCTTCAGGTATTTGAACCTCGTTGTAGAACCGCAGAGCAAGGTTCTCGTTGATTATTCCGTCTGCCCCAGCAAAAAAGGCGAGAATATGGATAATAAACCACCGCTCTCCTTCTCCCATTTCTCTCCAATCTTTCATATCTTTCTCCAACCCAATCTCGTCCTCCACCCAAAAACTACTCACCGCTCTCTTATAGAAGTCATACAAGTCAGGATACTTGATAGGTAAAACAACGAAGCGACTATCGTCAGGTGTAAGGATTATTTCACTCATCTTATTATATCTAAATATAATAAAATGCCGATGTTGCCGATTAAACACGATTTTAATGTTTAAACCGCAGGAAGAAGCGTTCTAATATCACTAATCAAGTCAGGTCTGTCCGTAACAAGAGTATTAATAAGTTTGCGTGTCTTCACGAATGTTTCTAAATAAGAACCATACTTCTTCTTCTCTTCTTCGGTCACTTTTTCCTTTTTGAGAATGTAACTTGTTCGGTTCGCCCTTAAAATACTTTGAGGGTCTAATGTGTATCGGTTTTGTTTCCACACACGCATATAATTTCGCATATATTCTCGCTTCTGCTGTTTTTTCTCTTCTTCTGTATCCATCTGTATATTATAACGAGATATTCTTTATATTAATTTAGTGGTAAATAATTAATCACTCATACAATCATCGTCCATCATACCCAGCAGACAACTCATACCGCCGCTTAATTCTTCTGCTATTTTCTTAACACGCTTAATCTCTCCTACAAAGTGTTTCACACCCCTTTTATCTTTAGGGTCGTGGGGGGCAGGTTCTTTGAGATGTTCCTTAAAATGATTAACAATACCCTTGTAGTTGTTTAATTCTTGAACCAAATGAGGCATCATCGCTGGTGTCCAGTGTCCTGCCGTGAGATGGCGAGGAGTATAAGTCGCAGGGTCAGCACCGAGCATTCGCACCCCACCCACGATGTGAGGATTAGAATATGACGGAATATTCCTCTCGTATGCCCTCCTTGACTGATTAGACGCTGGTAATGGCGAGAAATGCGACCTTAATGCTCGTAAATATCTCTCCATCTGTCCTCTTGTAATCCGCAGGAACTCTTGCCTCGTTTCAGGTGTCGGTGTTCCTTGAACCAAGTTTATTAAAGTTTCAAGTTCAGGAAGGTCTGTGAGAGAGGCAGGAGGTGTTGAAACTGGTGTGCCGATAGGCGAACCATCAGGTGTAATGGTTGCTCCGCCTTTAAACCTCTTCTCTAATTTATTCTTCATCTCCGTTGTTACAACTGGAACTTGTGGTGCTAAAAAACTTCTTAAAGTTTCGGCGAGACCACCCCAACCACCCATTTCAGCAAGAGTTTGTGCTAAATCTCCGCCATACGAGTTATTCACTAAATTAACTGCGTGTCTTAATACTTGATATTGAGAAGCAGCAGGTAAATCAATAAACCAAGTATAAGCAGCAAGATTAGGTTGTATATCGCTTACCCCCACACCACCTGAAAGAACTCCGCCCTTCTTCGGTCTGCCTCTCTTGCGTGGTTTATCCTCAATCGTCATCTTGATATTCTCCTCACGCTCCTTCTTCGCATCTGCTTTTGCTAAACGCTTTGTTTGTTGCCGACGCTTTGATGCTTCCACAGTATTCTTGATTTTTGCTTGTCTTGCTTCTTCGGTTGATGCGTATTTTTTAGGTCGCCCCCTTTTACTGACGGCAGGAACTACCGCCTTTCCTGACGGAACCACTTTTGCTAAACTTGAAAGAACATCTTCGTCCCCCATCATCTTGTTCTCTGCCGTTTCCTTGACGACTTCCAATTTCTTCTTGAGTGTATCCACACGCTTACGATGCGTCTTTTTCTTTATTTCACGAGGGTCATTCTTACCCATCGTTTCCTTCTCCTTCTTTTGAGAGACCTTCTTACTTGAACCATATTTAGATTTATATTTCTCCTTACAATCAGGCGTGCTTAAAGCACACATATAACTCAATTTATTAGTATCTGCGTATTGACGAACAAAGTCAGTCCAACGATTACCTCCTCCTTTCATTTTAATATATATACATATTATAATGAAATTAATTCGTAAAATATTCAACCTTCCTAAAGAATTGATTTATTACATTCTTGAGTTTCTTGATTTTGATTATTACGAATACTATTTTTATAACAAACCACGCCGACAGAAAGGTATGACTATTATTAAATATCCCTTGTATCGCTTCTTTACAAGAGACGATGATGCTGTGGGATATTTAGCAGTAAAAGAGAAACGCAAACCACGAGCAGAGACGATTTAAAATGACGATGCTGAAATAGTAGTAGTTAATGAAGGGGTAGTACCGTAAGAGATGGGTGTATCTTCGTCCAATTTACCCCATATTTCTATATCCATCGCTCCTGGTGTATAACTGGTTATATTAATCGTATCACTTGCGGCAGCAGACCCACTCACACTATTAAATACACACTGCCTACCCAACCCATTACCACCATTAACTCCGTAGTTGAGAGGATATTGAGATATTCCTGTTGATGTATCTTTCACAACAATACCGACCTCCATATTTTTATCAGTAGTAATAGGTCCTTGTGAAATATTACACGCTGTAGTTCCTGTAAAAAAATCACTTGTCGTAATAGCAGTCCAAGTAATAGCGTCAGGCGAAGTCCAAAGTGTTGAAGTCCCACTACCTACAACTACCCATTTACCGATACTGGAATAATATACAACACCCATTCCAGTCGTTAATCCAGTAGGAAGAGATATAATCCAATTTATCCCATCATTTGAATAATGAAGAGGGTCGGTTCCTGTTCCAACCCTAACCCAAATATTATTTCCGTAAGCAATATTATTCGTATCGGTAATAGTCCCAGCAACAGTTCCAGTCGTCCAACTTATTCCATCTGTGGAATATTTCATTAGTGAACCTCCTGCTACAATAAGGGTCTGTGCCGTATCAACAGCGAGCGCTTTTCCTGATATTACTATACCGTAATTAGGTGATACAAACCAAGTAATTCCATCGCTTGAATATAAACTATTGTTTAGAGTTCCTGACCCACCAGTCATTACAAACTTATTTATAGAACCACCGACCCATAGAAGCGATGTCGCAGTAACTCCTGATGTCGGTCCACCTGCTGGAATAGAAACAACAGTAGGGATTTTTCCTAAATCTCCTACCGACTGGTATAAATAAGATGTGGAAGCACCAGCGATGTATACGAATGTCCCTGTTCCATTTGTAGCGATATTTACCGCTGTATTACTGCCCCCAGTAGGAGAAGCAACAATATTCCAATTTATTCCATTTTTAGAAGAGAATATATATCCTCTTGAGGCATTAATGGTTATAGCTGCCGACCCTGAAAACCACAATTTTAACGCAGAATTATACGAAGTTTTTGTTATAGCAGTACCTGCGCCGAATGTTAATGACGAATTAGGGGCATTCCAAGTTATTCCGTCAAACGAATAAGCACCAAAAAAAATACGATTAACAGCAGGAGTACCAATCGCCATTATAGCGTTAAACTGGTTTGTTTCTGTGCTTGAAAACCCCCAGTTTAGAGAGTGGTTCCCTGTCCCTGTGAAAATAGGAGTATTCGTAATCGTCGCTAATTTAGTCCAAGTGCTATTTGTTGTAATAGATGTGTAAGTTGTAGTAGTTAGTTCATCAACTAACACGACTGACCCAGCACTATCGGCGTATGTTTTATTCACAAAATCGTCCCCAGTTGTAGGAACTACAGATGACTGCGGTAAGGCACTAAAAGTTTTAACGGCAGAGATAGTTTGAGCAGTATTAGTGGTCACTACATCTGCTGCTGCTGGGTAACCTGGAATGCTTCCACCAGCAACTAAAGCAAGTAAACTATTATATTTTTGATTTAAAGCGTTGAAAGACCCACTCATTATTATATAATGTGTAGATATAATAATAATGTCTAAATACCGCAAGAAGCGTTAATTGTTACTAAAATGACGATGCGGAAATAGTAGCAGTTAATGAAGGGGTAGTGCCGTAAGATATGGGTGTATCTTCGTCCAATTTACCCCATATTTCTATATCCATCGCTCCTGCGGTATAACTGGTTATATTAATCGTGTCACTTGCGGCAGCAGACCCTCCCACACTGTTAAATACGCACTGACTTCCCAATCCATTACCACCATTAACTCCGTAATTAAGAGGATATTGAGATATTCCTGTTGATGTATCTTTCACAACAATACCAACCTCCATATTTTTATCAGTAGTAATAGGTCCTTGTGAAATATTACACCTGGTAGTTCCTGTAAAAAAATCACTTGTCGTAATAGCAGTCCAAGTAATAGCATCAGGAGAAGTCCAAAGTGTTGAAGTTCCATCACCTACAACTACCCATTTACCGATACTGGAATAATATACAACTCCGTATCCATTCGTTAATCCAATAGGAATAGATAAAATCCAATTTATCCCATCATTTGAATAATGAACAGGGTCTATTCCAGTCCCAACCCTAACCCAAATATTATTTCCGTAAGCAATACTATTCGTATCGCTGATAGACCCAGCAACAGTTCCAGTCGCCCAATTTACTCCATTTGTGGAATATTTCATTATTGAACCTCCTGCTACAATAAGGGTCTGTGCCGTATCAACAGCGAGAGCGTTTCCTTCTATTACTGTACCGTAATCAGGTGATACAAACCAAGTAATTCCATCGCTTGAATATAAACTATTGTTTAGAGTAGCTGACTGTCCAGTCAATACAAACTTATTTATAGAACCAGCGACCCATAGAAGCGACCTCCCAGATGTCGGTCCACCTGCTGGAATAGAAACAAGAGTAGGGATTTTTCCCAAATCTCCTACGGACTGGTATAAATAAAATGTTCCACTGGCAGCGATGTATACGAATGTCCCTGTTCCATTTGTAGCGATATCCGTTGCTGGAACACTGCCCCCAGTAGGAGAAGCAACAATATTCCAATTTATTCCATTTTTAGAAGAGAATATATATCCTCTTGAGGCATTAATGGCTATAGCTGCCGACCCTGAAAACCACAATTTTAGCGCAGAATTATACGAAGTTTTTGATAAATTAGAACCTGCGCCTAATGTTAATGATGTATTAGGGGCATTCCAAGTTATTCCGTCAAACGAATAAACACACCAAAAATTACGACTAACAACAGGAGTACCAATCGCCATTATAGCGTTAAACTGGTTTGTTTCTGTGCTTGAAAACCCCCATTTCAAAGAGTGGTTCCCTGTCCCTGTGAAAATAGGAGTATTTGTAATCGTCGCTAATTTAGTCCAAGTGCTATTCGTCGTAATAGATGTGTAAGTTGTCGTAGTTAGTTCATCAACTAAAACGCTTGACCCAGCACTATCGGCGTATGTTTTATTCACAAAATCATTTCCAGTTGTAGGCACGATTGATGACTGCGGTAAGGCACTAAAAGTTTTAACGGCAGAAATAGTTTGAGCAGTATTCGTGGTCACTACATCTGCTGCTGCTGGGTAACCTGGAATGCTTCCACCAGTAATTAGAGCAAGCAAACTATTATATTTTTGATTTATAGAAAAATATGACCCACTCATTATTATATAATCTGTAGATATAATAATAATGACAGACAAAAAAATAGCAGAAGAACAAGAAAGCGATACATCAACCACAGATGAGAATGAGTGGTCACGAGATGTGGAGTTGTTGTTAGATAATGTTCGTGAGAATTGTTCTATAATGTCTAAATATCACAAGAAGCGTTACTTATTACTAAAAAACCGACTAATATATTTCCGTATTCCTCTAATAGTGCTGGGTAGTGTGAACTCGGTCTTCGCTGTGGGACTGACCACATATTTAGAGCAAACAGATGTATCCACGATTAATTGTATTCTGTCTCTAACTTGTGCTATAATAACCTCAACGGAACTCTATTTAGGTATTAATAGTAGTATGGAAAGGGAACTTATCTCCCAGCGAGATTTTTATTTATTAGCGGTAGATATTTTCACGATATTAAGTTTAGAGAGAAAACACAGAACTATAAACGGCAAGAAATACTTGGATAAAACCATTAATAACTATAACAGGTATATTGAGAACGGAGATGTAATCCGTAATACGATGACCGATAAATTGCTTCCTATTAAAAATAGAAGCGAAGACCCTGATAATCAAATGATAGGAGGAATTAATATAGAACCTTCAAATAAAAATCTATCCACTATTGTATATGGAGAAACCAACATTTAATCCGTTCTCAAACAAACCTGACATTACGGATAGTTCCAAGAAACTCTATACTTATAATCTTACTAAACTGAATGGCGGTAAAGTAATCAAGGATTTAAAGTTTTTAGGGAACGATGGTATTTTAGAAAAGTTGAGCGAGATGAAACCTAATACTCGCCGAACTTACTTAATCAGTATTGTATCTGCCCTAAAAGACAGACCTGAAGCAAAGCACAAGAAATTATATGCTAAATATTACGAGCAACTCGTAGCACTCAACAAGGAACTAAAAGACAACTCGTCCAAGACCGAAAAGGTGAAAGAGAACTGGATAGAGCAAGAGCAAGTCGTTGAGAAACAAAAGGAATATGCCTCTATCATCGCTGAAATAGCAGATAAGAAGAAGATAAGCGAAGAAGAGTTCAACAAACTACTTAATCTTGTAGTCATCTCTCTCTACACTCTTCAACAACCTCGTAGAAATAAGGATTATACGGATATGATGATTGTTAAGAAGACCCCTGACGACAAGGAATATAATTATCTTGATGCGACCAAGTGGGAATGGGTATTCAATAATTACAAAACCGAGAAGACATACAAGCAGAAGATAATAGAAATACCTGGCGAATTGAAGAGCATTCTACAAGTGTATTTGAAGTTCCACCCTCAATCCAAAGAGATTAAGAAAAAGACGATGGAGAAACCACTGCCCTTTTTAGTCCATTATAACGGCGACCCTATTCGTTCCAGCGTGGAGATGACAAGAATGTTAAACAAGATATTCGGCAAGAAGGTCGGTTGTAGTATGTTGAGGGCGATTTATTTAACTGGTAAATACGGCGACACATTAAAGGAGATGAAGAACGATGTTGATGTGATGGGAACATCAATAGACACGGCAAACAATAATTATATAAAACAAAATTAAATATTCATATAATATACGAGTGTTAAGCAGTTACATATTTAGCAACTATAAAGTCGCTCTTCTCTCCTGACCCTTCCATTTGTTTCTTAACAAACCCATCAAACTCTTCCAAATTGTAACCCATCAACATCATACTAATCCGTAGAATGACCCAGCGACCGCAAGTTTGAATGCCGTTCCCTATTTTTTGAAACTTGTGCTTGTTCCATATTACTTTGTATCCGTCGGCACTCGCCTTATCCATTAACCTCGTCATTTCATTCGTATTCTCGCCGAGAATAATTCTACGCATCTTGCTAATAAACTTCCAGTCCGTGTCCCATTTTGCTCCATACGAATTGAAATACTCAATCGTCTTACCATATTTCATCACACCTACCCAGTGACCACTATTAAAAGTGTCCTCTATTAGAATTATTTTGAATGATGAAGGTGTAGGCAAAAGGTCATTAATGTCTTGATAGTTTTTCAAGTCGCTATATTTAATAATCTCTTCAGGTTTAACTCCTAAATGTCTTTCTAAATCGCCATCAGTCAAAGGTTTAGATATTCTCTGCTTAATTGTTGTTCGGTCAAGTTCCATTTAGATTATATTTAGAAAAAAAAATAATCAATTCGTTTATTTAGGAATATTTAAACCTGATTATAATATAAAAATGGTGAACTACGAGCATTCCTACAAGTTCGGCAAGGCAGGTGAGAAGAAGGTATTTCCTGTTATTACAGAGTTCTTCAAGAGAGAGATAATAGCAACCGAAGATAGATATTGTAAATACGATTACATCTGTCCTGAATATAACTACGAAGTCAAGTCAAGGACGAACCGATTTAACAAGTATCCTGATACGATGATTACGATGAATAAACTGCTTGATGGAGACAAACCTCTCATCTTATTATTTAACTTTACCGACGCACTCTATTATATTATATATGATGCCGAACTTTTCTCTAATTTTAATAAGGTGATGTTTTCAAGAGCGAAAGAAGAATGGGACGAAAAAGAGCATATTTATATTCCGCTACAACATCTTACCCACATTCACAACTGGTAGCACTCGTCACTAAATATTACAAATGTTAAAAAATTGAAATATTTTTTTAACATTTTCGTAGGGGCAAACACTCAAACATACTTCTCTATAAAATTGAACTCCTTTTTCAACAATTTCGTAGAGCAAATAAGCAAACAAACATCTCTATAAAATTGAAATACTTTTCCAACAAAGTATTCTACGCAAACAGAAAAAACTATTGAACTCCTTTTAAAACAATTTTATACTCGCACACCAAAATGAACGCCAACGCTGTCTTTAGCTGTGCCGATTTATCAGGCGAGATTTTCGCATTCGCATTCCCATCAAAACCTGAAAAAAAATGCTGTAACAAATGGTGTAATGAAACTGAAAATCTAAAATTGTTTATAAAAGAAGAATACAGAAATTACTATTCTCACCCTACACTCGGTGTATGTCAAATGCTTCACCATCACAGTTCTACCGATTTTGATATTATTGAACAGTATGAAGCAAAGATGGAATGTAATAAGGAACGAAAATGGTTCTGTAAGGATTGCTGGTTAAAAGCATTAGAAAACAGCAACTACGCCGAACATTTGAGAAGAGTATTATTCTTCCAAGAAGAAAATGCTGAAGCAAAAAAAATGATAAAAATACCAACTAATACTAACAACGAATTACCTAAAAAAACGATAAAACTAACACTTGACACTAACAACGAATTACCTAACCACATTATAGACGAACGAAGAAAAGAATTAAAGACCAACGCAACTAAATCCAGTAAAAAAATATGGAAGTCCATTATCAACGGAGAACTGATTTTCAAAACCCACCGAATTAACAAAACAGAAGAAAAAGCAAAATATTACGAAGAGTGGATATACAAGGAAATAAAGCGTTCACGAGAATACAACAAAGAAAATGCCGAGCGTCTCCTGTGGGTAAACAAAAATTATATACACGAAAGAATTACAAAAATGAAAAAAGATAGATGCCGAGACAGAAGTAACGAATGGCAAGAGGAAATAATGACACGATTAATCACAAAGTATTACCACGAACGAAAAATCCATTACAAAACATTCAAGTATATAACGGAACACTGCAGAACACGAGAGTGGGGATATATAATTGAGAACTACGAGAGAAGTAAACATTATAGAGGACTTCCTAATCTCCCACAATTTATTTACAAACTATAAAAAAAACAAAAAAAAGGGCATTCGCCTCTTTTTTTGTTATAAGATTACTTTTTAGATTTTTTAGATTTTTTGTTTTTGTTCTGTTTATCCTCCTTCTCAAGCATCGCAAAGAGTTCCTTTTCTGCCTTGTCTGCTATTTGCTCCATTTTTTTGAGATTATCCTTACGCTTCTTCTCCTGATATTCACGAAGTTGCTTCTCCTTTGCTTCCTTCTCTGTCTTCTTCTTCTCCATTTGAGCGACAAGTTGAGGGTGAGATGATATGTGCGTCTCGTGAGTATTAGGAATATCAGCGAACTCCGCATCAGCATTTCCCTCAAATTGTTCGTAAGTATTCTGTGGGTGACCGAAGAACCAGTATATCCAACCGCTCTTCTTCAACGCCCCAGCAAACCCAAAGCGAACTCGTCCTCCTGTCTTGTAGGCAGTATATGTAGCATTTTGAAAACAGTCGCAGTTGTGGAACCCTTTTTTTTCTAATTGCTTGTAGTATTCTGCTTCGTCGTTGTAATTTCTAATATTTTTATAGGTTATTGTTTCGTATTTTTCTTTGATATAGCGTGCCTCATCGGCAGGATTAGCGTAGAGATACACACCGACATCGCCCTTTGCTTCAAACCGCTTGAAGTGGTCTTGAATGGTAATATCGTTGATAATCTCCCCCTTATCATTCTCTACCCAAAAGTGTCCGTCAGTATGTTTCTTCTCATTCACCCAGTTCATAGTGTCAATATGAACCTTGCCGTCTTCACCTTCAATAACCCTCACATTATCCTTACCATATTTAGCAGAGCATTCCGCTAAATATTGTAGCAATTCAATTCCGTTCATCTTGTGTTCTGTCATATTGTTGTTGCGTAGGAATAGTAGGTTTAAAAAGATTTCAATTTTTTTTATAAGTGCCTGTAATTTGATGTCACTTAAAAAAAGAACTAAAAGTAGTTCAATTTTATAGGGTTTTTTTTATTTAGTAGAACACCAATCGTCCAACCTCTCGGTAATGGAGATACTACCCCCTTCCTTCTCAAACCCCAGTTTAGAATAAAACCGAACAAGTTCAGGGTTCGTAGCATCAAAGGTTACTTTTTTATACATTCGGTCGT